TTATCGTTTTTTGGCTTCATCCTTATTAAAAAGTGAGTCACCAAATTGTTTGGCTGCTTCACTTTGCATATTGGGGAGAACATGTGAATAGGTGTCCAATGTAATTCGGATGTTAGCATGTCCTAGACGCTCCTGGGCGATCTTAGGATGCACTCCCTTTTTAAGTAACAAGGTAGCGTGGGAATGCCTGAGGTCATGAAAACGTATTTTTGGAACGTCAGCTTTTTTCAACAAGCGATAATAAGTGCGAATCAGGTTCCGTGGTAATACCTTTGTCCCAACAGAGGTACAAACAACTAAATCGTTATCTTGGTACACCGATCGGGCTAACAATTTCTCCTGAGTAATTCTCCTCTTATGTTTTTTCAGTTCAGCTACTGTTTGCTCAGGCAAAGCTATTGACCTTTGGGCACTCTTGGTTTTCGGTTCCTGTAATTCATCTCCTTTATTTGAAAGGGTCTGCTGAATCGATATTTCTCCATTTTCAAAGTCAATGTCTTTCCAGCGTAGGCCAAGAATTTCTCCACGTCTCATACCGGTTGTAATTGCAAGGAAAAAGGCAATGTAAAGCCGATCTTCCCGTGCAGTATCCAGAAACTGCAATACTTCCTTTTCATTCCAAACTTCCATTTTCTTTTTACTGAAACGCGGTTTATCCACTAATTTTGCAACATTCTTTGCTACGAATCCTCGTTCGTGGGCACGAGTCAATACGGCATTTATGATCGTATGAATTTTTGATATAACTTCGTCCGACAGAGCAGACTCATCTTTTTTTAACTTTCTATAAAAGGACTCAATGTGCATTGGATTCAGTTTTGATAATTCATATTTACCAAGATGTGGGAGTATATGATTATTGACGAGCCATTCATAGTTGCGAAAGGTGGAACTGCGTACGCTCATCTTTTTGTTTTCCAACCAGGAAGTTAGAAACGACGAAAACAATTCTTTTGAAGGCTCGATAAAAGTTCCCTGGTTAACTTCTGTTATCTTTTCAGCCATAGCCTTTTCAGCTTCCTTTTTAGTTACGAAGCCGGAGAACCATTTTTGTTGTCGTTTACCGGTGGTTTCATCTTTGCCAAGATCAAGCACGAAACACCACTTGGAGCCGCGTTTTCTAACGTGACCTTTCATAAATATTCCCCTCCTACATCCTCATGTTTTCCATCCATCTAAAGATACCTGTCAATAAGTAAGAGAATGGTCAAATCAATAAGAATATACGTTCTTATTTGTGGTGAAAAGAAAAGCCCAAAAAGGGCGTCTGGTAAATTACGCTATGCGTTCACTAAAAACATTCATCTGCAGCAATTCCTCAATGTCGCAAACTTGTATGATGAATTGTTCAACTTCCCAATGGTCGACGTTAGCAGCTGCGGCTCTTTGTCGTAATGAAGGGAGATGTATACCGAATTTGCCTGGCTTTTCATGGTTCAGAGTTAAGTCGCCAAGTGTAACGGAAAGGCCCAATGTATCAGAGTGAAAATCTTCCGCGCCTTGTCTTTGAAAGGGAGCTTCTACAGGGATATAAAGGGTGTTCTTTGACCAATCAAATTCTCCCTTGCGAAAACTGACGACATACCAAATAGGAGCCAATTTCTCTTCCAGATAGTCATAATAAACTGTGATTTTCATCGTACGACAACTCCTTGTCCCTTTTGAAGTTTTCTTTGTATTGCTAAACTGAACAGCTTTTTAGTTTCTTGTGACCAGTTGACTGGATCAGCTTTGCTGTAAATGCTTTGGCAATAAGAAGCAATTCGTTGACTGTATTCTTCTTGGCTGATACGTCCTTTGATTTGATTGAATCGGCGGTTTGCCAGTGATACTGGAACATTAAAAACATGTGCCAGGTACAATGGGATATCTTTCTCGTAAACCGGTATATCCAGATCCTGTACCATGAAGAAAGGGATGGCTGCATACTGCTGAAACAATGAGGCTTGAGTTTCCTGTAGGTCCCGAAATGCCTTGGGGAGCATCTTCTGATCACCAACATGCCGGAGCGGGTGACAGAGCTCATGGAAAAATTCGCTTCTAGCGGAAGGCTCGTCCAATCGGGAATCCAGGATAATCATGAAATCGCTTGTGCCATCGTCTTCCCAGCGGGCATGGGATCTTGTTCGCAGATATGTAATCTCACCTCCAAATACATCGGCGACCCGATTAATCTCGAGATCTTCAGGTAAGCAGATGGAGTGTTCAAGATACTTTGCTGTGATCCATTCCTCAAGTGGTGTCATTTTGTAGAGTGTTAGATTCATTGAATACCCCTCCAACCAAAACGTATGTTCGTATATATGGGTGAAAATAATAGCCCACTTGGGCTATTATTTATTTTCCATCTCTTTCTTTGGCTTTTCGTTCCTTCATACGCCGATATAATTCCAAGCTTTCCTTCAGGTACTCAGCTTCTTCTTCCGACAGGTCCTCTCCGCCGGTGATAAATGCAAGACCCATACGAGGGTTACTGTCCTTGTATTCAGAAGGGGACTGGTCTTTATGTGACGGAGGCGTTGGATCGTCAGTAGCATAAGTCAGCCAATCAACAGATACCTCATATAATTCAGCTAATGTTTTCAATGTTTCAAGATCAGGTTCGCTAACACTATTTTCGTAACCGCTGAGAGTCTTGTTGTTGATGCCTGTACGGTCTCTCACTTGTGTTTGTTTTAAATTCTTCTTTTCCCTTGCTTCTCTTAATCGATCGCCTGACCAAGCCATAAACATCCCACCTTCTAAGAAAAGTTTAGCACTTTTCCTAGTTACAGAGAAAAAATTCTTAGATAAACTGAATTCGATGTTGACTTCTTAGAATTTAAGACTTAATATATGGGTAACAGTTCTTAGAAACAAAGAAAGGTGGTGTAGTTAATGAGAATCCATGAGCGTGTCCGGGGCTATATTTACGATAATGGCATGAAACTTAACTTTGTAGCAGAGAAAGCCGGAATAAAACAAAAGAGATTTTATCGAATAATCAACGGCGACACTCCTATGACTGCAGAAGAGTACGAAAGTATTTGTCGTTTCGGATTATCTCTTAATCCAGGATATTTTTTTACCGATTTGTTCTTAGATTCTAAGAAATCCACTCAAAAACCCGCCTAAAAGGGTGATGAAAGGATGTGAGATTGATGAATCAAGATGAATTGATCAAGCGATCCCTAGAATTGATGGCAGTTGAAAAAGAACTTAAGCAACAGTTAGACATCGCTAACAAACGAGTCAGTGAATTAGAAATAAAGGTTCGCCGAATCGAAGCACAATTAAAAATCTAACTTTTTATCAGCCATCCATTTTTCTTTCTGATCTTTAGTAAATTTCATTTCGAATCGGCTTATTTTTGCAAAGGGATTTAGGATTTCTGCACGATCCCTTCCGACCATTATTTTCTCTAGTGCGGTCGTAAAAAAATTGATATTTAACTCATTTTGATTGTCTGAATCAAAACTGACATCTCCAAGATACTGGTAAGTCTCAGTCTCATCTTTAGCATGGAAGGCAATGTTTTTATTTCCAACATGTATGCATAGTAAAACATTTTCAAACTCCATATTAAAGGTCCCTGAACCTACGCCCTTAGCGACCTTAACCCACTTGCCACCAATAGTTTCAATTAAATTGTATTCTTCTTTGCTCATATGAACACCTCACCAGTTTCTTGAAATTGAAGAACACCACTCGCCAAAGTTCACGTTCTTCCGACAAATAGATTCGATGGAGAGGTGGAAAATCCTACAAGAAAGGATTGATTGGTTTGGCAAAACAAAAGATCACCGATGTTGAGCAACTGCCTTTGATGATGAAAATGCGCGATGTTGCCAACGTAATGGACATTGCCCTGCGAAGAGCCTATGAGCTGGCCCAGAACCCATCTTTTCCAAAGGTTGTTGTAGGTAAATCGATCCGTGTGCCAAGGGATGCTTTTTTCCGGTGGCTGGATCAGGAAATCCCGCCGAACGAGGTTTCAGCATGAAGATCTGTAAAGAAAATCCCTCGGTGAGTTACCAAGGAGAATGAGAGGAGGTGGACACGGTGGCCGTAACCATACCTCAGCATCTGCTACAAAGCCGTCACTGGCGCAGCATGATCTTCTTGTTTCAAAACCACTCCAAGCTCCAGCAATACTTCACCACGAGATACTTTGACCTCGGGGCTGAAAGGGTGAGTATCAGAGCGCTCAAGCAGCTGGCAAAGCCTTGGTCAGACAGTGAGAGATTCATGTTGGATCTAGCGCTACACCTCTTCAATGACTCGAACAAGGTCGATCTCGGTCGCATGGATTATCTGGACCAGAACAACTCCCGTTTAGCGCTGAAAGCAATTGAGCTCCGCTATTTATAGAAAGTCCCCCGAGACGGCGATCCGGGGGAGAGTCTGGAAGATGAGCAACTTCATTGTACCTCATAAAACTACATATCGACGGTAAGGAGTGAACGAACAAATGAGCGCAAATGAATTCGGTCATCAATTGGGAAATGCGCTTATGGAAGCCAATATGACGCAAATGTCATTTGGGTTTGAAGCACATGTAAGCAGAGAAGCGGTCTCTGCTTATAAGACTGGACGAGCTGTAGCGCCACCGGATGTGAAATCAAAATCGATTCTTCTTACTGATAACGCGTTTCTGGCAATGGCTGCCGCTCACGAATCTACTGCGGGGACAAGCCCGGTGATCCTAGACGGCGATAACGTGGAGCTCAACCGGCACACAGCCGTTGCCAAGACGGTCGAGGAAGTCGAAGAGCTCCTGGATGCGATCAAGAAGGCACAAGCGATTCTAATTAAGCCACCGAAGAGCCTCACGACGCAAGAACGCCAGCAGTTGGAGCAGTTGATTCAGGAAACCCTCGACGTGATCACCTCAACCACTAACATGGCCGCGGTAATTTGCAGGGAGGTCAAGCTTTCATGGGTCTATCAATGGACACACCATAAAGCCAAGCTTGCCAAACGTGGATTTCTAAAAATGGTGACCGGGGGAGGTGGGGTGAAATGACTAAAGCCCAAGAATGGAATCGCCGGGTGCTGGAAGTATTGGAGCAGACCTATCCATATGACGCAAGGCTGATGGCTCTCTTTGTACAAGAGGGGGAAAGACAAAATCAGCTGTACGCTGAGCGGTTGAACGAATTTCGGAAACAAGTTGAAGCGAGGGAGGGAACAGCGTGAATATCCAAACATTGCGGATGCAGCTTCACTTTTATCAACGGATGATGATCATTGCCAAAACGGCTGGAGACTTGGTTGCTCATGAAGTCTACAAGCAAATCACGCGGGAATTGACCGAACAAATCCAAGACAAAGAAAAAACCGCCTGCTCGCAACAGACGGCTTAATGAAAATATTCGATACCGGAAGAATACCACATTCCTTAAAGGGAGGGCAACCCATATGAAAAACAGCACGCTGAGCAACATTACAAGAGCTCGTTCGCTGATTACGGAGACTACCAATCTGACGGCGCTTCTCAATGAAGAAAAGCAGACCTTGCAAGAAACGGAACAGCAATTGGAGCAGCTGGCAAAGAAACAAATCGCCGTGCAAAACAAGGTAAACCATTTGGACATGTCCATCGGCGACAACATTCTGGAGCTGGTCACCATTTTGGCAAAGCTGGTCAAGGATCGGTTGGAAAACATGTATAGCAGCCAACCTGAGCGGTTCGTTGAAGAGGATGGAACGATTGATCTGCAGCAGGACGACCTCTTTGCCCAGGAGACAGAGGAATTGCTGGACCTCTTTGAATATCACGATCAGGTTTACAGCCGCGAATATATCCGTGATTACGTGTGGGAAAAGCTGGACCATTCCGTGTTTACCGATGCAGAGGAAACCATTCGTGAATTGTATCAAGATTCCGTGGCATATCGGAAAAATCCTCTCGGGTACCACGGATTAAGCCAGCGGGATTTTCTCGCGGGTTAACGAGTCGAAACTGGGGCTTTCCGCCTCAGTCGCAGGGGAATGACCATCCCTGCCTGATGAGACAGGTCATACATAAGCGGGGTCACAACGGGAGTAGGCAAGGAACTACAACGGCCGCCGTAGAGGTTGGGACGGTGGCGACCTCGCATCAAAGAGAGGTGGTGAAGCGATGGGTGAAATTGCTGAAATGATCCTTTCCGGACTGCTTTGCGAGATATGCGGTTCGTACGTGGATGGAGAGGAGCCAGGGTATCCAAGAAAATGCGAGGATTGCCATGAAGAAAAGAAATGACCCAGCGCTGCAACGCTGAGCCATTAGGTGAAACGCTGTAAGAATCCGGTTATTTCTAGCCTAGCGTGTTCACCTCCAAAAAACAAGTGGGAGGTACGTAAATGAGTAATGAATTGGCGGTAATCACCAGCCTCGGCGACGGTAATGTTTTTGTCAAGAAAACGGATGGAGGGCAAATTCGCTCCGTTAAAGGAAGAATGGCTCTTTCCGAAAAGCAAGGCGAAATTGCAGTGATTCAAGACAAAGGGATGGTAACGGCAAAAGGATTTAACAAGTTGAATCAAATTGCCGGCCTTTCCATTGTAACCCCCGAAAAACTAACGCTTCCTGAAGGGCACACGGTGGTCAATCCTTATCCGATCATTGACCCCGAGAGCGGTACGATCAGCAAGGTCTGGGTCAAAAAACTTGCGATCGGTTTCAGCCCTATCGGGAACCTCGTGATTACATCTGCAACACTTCTCTACGACGTCAATATGTATTTCATTCAAGACCTGACCAATAAGGTCAAATATAACAAAGACGCTGGTCGCGTGTGCATGGAGGCCATGCTGACGGAAGAAGAAAAGAGAAGTGGCGGATTCTACAAAATCCAAGGCCCCCTTGGTGTTTACGTGGATTTCACCCACAAGGAAATTCTGAAGGCAGTAGATACTTTCATCAATAAAAAGCAGTTTGCAGAGCGGAATGCTCAAACCATATGTGAGCGATTGGTGATGTCCAAGCATCCCGCGCTGGCGTATCCATATGTCGAAGTAAGCGGACCGGAAAAAAATCGTGTTGCAGCCGTTACAGTGGTTGGTTACGTTAACGAGTTTGATCGCAAGCAGCTGTTGGAGATTGCTTCCCAAGCCGAACGCGGCGAAGAAGTCAAAGTGAACGGCCAACGTGCTGAAATCATCGAAACCACCGCCGAAGCTACTACCGAAGACATGATCATCGATCAGGAAGAAGATGAGTTTTCAGTTTCCCCAGAGCAGCATCAAGGTGATTTGTTCAACCGCGCTGCTTCCGCTGGTGAAGGCGAGGTGAAGTTCTGATGAGCAAAATCCAAGCGATCACCATGCAGAATCTCAAAGGAACAACGGCCAAGCAGCCGCTGACGGGAAAAGACATCTTCATTGGCCGGAACGGATCGGGTAAGACCACCCGCCTCCAAGCGTTGCAAATGTCCATGCTCGGTTATGTACCAGGGAACGGAAAGAGATCGCTGGACAATTACAAATTCTCTTCTGATGACAACGTGATGAGCGTAGGACTGGAGCTCGAGGGATTCAAGTTCATCCGTACATTTGAACGAACCACGAAGCTTACAAAGGGCATACCGAACGTAACCATTTCCGAGTCGATTACCGTTTCGCCAGTACGCGGGGAACGGACTGAAACCGACCGAAAGGCACGTGTTGCCGCAGAGGTTGGAAACTTCCCGGTGATGTTGGATTTCAACGAATTTCTCACCCTTTCCGATGCCAAGCGTCGTGATTTCATCTATGGCCTAAGCGCCGGTATCGAAGGTGGATGGAACAAAGAGCGGGTGGCGCAGTACCTGGAGGAACGATTGCTGACGATGGAGATTGAGGTCAATTCTCCCGATCTGCATAAGGCATTAACGGAGACCATGGCTGCCGTCTTGTCAGAATACAAGGATGGCATGTCGATCGATGAAGGGCTGCTCGCGATGCGCGGGTATGTCTCCCGAGAATGGTCCACCTGGAAAGAGAAGGCCAAGAATGCAGAGGGCGCCATTAAGCAGCTGGCTGAGCAAAAAAATAAGATGGCTGAAACGGATCGGAACATTGAAGCCAATAAACAGGAGCTGGCTGAGATTCGCGAGCAGTTGGTACAGGTGGAAGCTCAGTTGGCAAGGGATACGGAGAAGAAAAAGGCGATCGATCGCAGGCTTTCCAGACTACAAGAATTGGCGACGCTGATTGAACGCCTATCTTCACAGACGTCAGAGTCTACAGACTGGATTGATCAGCAAATCGAAGCACTGGAAGCACAGATGATTCATATCGCCGATACGACTGAATTTGATGCGCTTTCCGTAGAAAGAGCCAACTTGCAAAAAGAAATCAACAACATTCAGCAACACGAAATCACCCGATTGAATCAGGACATTGCCCGCCTGACCGCGGAAAAAGCCTCCATTCAGCAAACATTGGATACCATCAATAAAACGAAAGGGATCTGTGTCATTCAGAGTCAGATCTCTTGCAACAAGGATTTTTCGGCTTATATCCAATACGCTGCTTCGGAGATCGCACAGAAAGACGAAGCGATCAACAGCCATCACGAATACTTGAGGATCGCTGAGAAAGCCATTCAGCAACGGCGAGAACGGATTATGGAGATTGAGCAGCGGCTGTCAGTCATTATGCAGCAGACAAACCGAAATCAGCAGGAAAATGCGGAACGAGCCAAATCCATCAAAAACCTGCAGGCACAGAAATCGGCCATACTCAACGCGGAGCAAAAACGACTTGATGACCTAAAGCGTGCCCAGGAAGAACGGGACAAGCTGCAAAATGAGCCAGTCGAAGCCATTGCTCCCCTTGATTTGCTGGAGACCCGCAGGAACGGTCTGCGTGACCAAATCACTCAACTGCAGGCAAAGGTTGAGGAGCAGGAAAAGGTACGGAATCAGATGGCTACCCTCCGAACCTCCATGCTGGCGAACAAAGAGGCGGAATTCAAATCAGAGGCGTTCAAGATGCTCGATCAAGCACTTGGAGCAAAAGGGATTCAGGGAGAGATCGTCAAGACGATGCTGGAGCCCATGAGGGAAGATATTGAGGCCAACCTGCGAGTGCTCGGGATCAATTACCCTGTTTTCTTCCAAACGGAATCGGACACCGGTCAGGAAATCTTCCAGTTTGGCTGGGAGGACAGCAGCCAGCGTCGCAACTTCGATGCGCTCTCTACCGGACAGCAGATGATTTTCCTGATCGCTTTCCTGGTAGCTGTGCTGGATCGGGCGAAACCTCCTATCAAGGTGCTTGCGTTGGATAACATTGAAAACCTCGATGAAACGAACCTGAGAAACGTCCTGCACGGATTGGACAAGCTTTCTGACAAACTGGACAATATTCTGATTGCTGGGGTAGTTGACCCTCATGATATTGTCCCAGCCGGGTGGAGCGTGCATCCCATCGGATTGAAGGAGGCAGCAGAAGATGTCGCTTAACCTTCTTCAGGGATTAAACGAGGAACAAGCAGCAGCTGCCACATCGAAGGAGCCGGTCATTCTATGTTTGGCTGGCGCCGGTACAGGTAAGACAAAGACGCTTACGACGCGTATTTCCTATCTGCATGAGGAAAAGAGGGTGGGGACCAGCAATATGCTGGCACTCACCTTCACCCGCCTGGTAGGGCTGGAAATGAAGGAACGGATCGCTCACCTTATCGGTGAAGAACAAGCAAAAAAACTCTTCTGCAATACCTTTCATTCCTTCTGCGTCAGTGTGCTGCGTGAATGGGGCCATCGGATTGGTCTGGAACCAAACTTCTCGATCTATGACCAAGAGGACCAGGAGGCCATCATTGCGGCCATTTTGGATGAGTTCAGATACGATGCGAAGGTACGGCAGGTTTTAGATGATATCGCTCTGTTGAATCGTGGCGGTGAAGGGAATTTCCGTTCTTACGAATCGGAGCAAGCAGCGAGGGAATATCTTTTTCGGTTAAAACAGAGCAATGCTATCAGCTTGGATGATTTGCTCACCAAAACATTGGAACTGATGAGACAAGACGACATCGCTACATACTATCGGAATCAGTACAAGTACGTATATGTGGACGAGTTTCAGGACACCGACAATGTGCAGATGGACATTATCCGGGCAATGGCTCCCGAGAATTTGTTTGTCGTCGGTGACGATTATCAAGCGATTTACGGTTTTCGCGGCGCGAATGTGCAGAACATCCTGGACTTCCCGAAACTGTATCCCAATTGTGAAGTGATCAAGCTGGAACGGAATTATCGTTCAACGGCGCCCATCGTGGAAGCCGCCAACACTCTGATCAAACATAACGAGAATCGAACGGATAAAAAACTTGTGAACGAACGAGACGGTCAACCGATCGAACTGGTTGAAGCTCCGCTTACGGTGGAGGAAGAGGCGCATTATGTACTGGCAACAGCTTACTTCCATGTTCAAAAAGGCGGGAAGCTCTCGGATATCGCAGTGCTGGCACGGACGAATGGACAGCTTGAGATCATAAAGGACAAGCTTGCCGAGGCAAAGATGGCGGCAGTGGTCGTGAACAAGGACGCTGATCCGCTTAAACGGACGGACATCAAAAAGCTAATCAGCTTCATGTCCTTAGTGGTCAACCCAAAGGATGAAAAGGCGCTCTGGTCCTGCATTAACTTCCCTGCAAACCGGATGACGGACCTTGAAAGGGCGACCTTGCTCTCCAAACCAGATTGGTCAAGTGAACGGCCTTTGGATGTATTGCGGACGGAAGGAAGCCCAAAGGTACAGGATTTTGCCCGAATCGTTGACACATTACGAAACTTTGATGAGATCCAGTTTTTTGACATCGATGCTTACGAGGCGATGAGACAAGCTGGGTACGCAATCGGATTAAAAGCATTTTACGAAGAGAAAGGCTTGCAGAACCGCATCGACGATATGCTCGCAGCTCTTCGATACGTCAAGCGTTGGTGCCTCCAACAAGAGGCGGCCGGCGAGCGGAATAACATCGAAGCGTTTCTTAAATGGCTGCGAATCCGGGACATACAGGATTACTTCCGCAAAGACGAGGACGCGGTTCAACTGCTCACCGTTCACGGTTCCAAAGGTCTTGAATTCGACACGGTGATTCTGGTCGGGATGAATCAGGGCACATTTCCATCCAAACGGACAGTCGACATGGAGGAGGAACGGCGCCTGATGTATGTTGCTGTGACGCGGGCAAAGAGAAGGCTCATTCTTACACGGCCGCGGGAGATCGCATTATACGGAAAAAAATTCTTCCAACCTGGTCCCAGCCAGTTCATCAGGGAAATGGGTCTCACGCCTGCTGTTGAGGAGGTGGGACTGTGAAACGGCGTAGCTTGCAGCTGAAAGAAAAGATTCTGCTCAAACAACTCGTACCGAAATTGCAACCGGACAACTGGTTGATCATTAAGAAGCTTCCAACAGCTTGGCATTTGCAGCATAAAGAATCCGGAAAGGTGAAAGTCGTCGAGCTGAGGGCCTCTTAACCGGGGTGATCGTGATGGTTGGACAAGTCTATGAGCTCCGCACTCTGCGCTGGAAGGTCACAAAAACCTTCTGGCGCAACGGAGAGGAGTTTGCAGTCCTAAAGTGTGTAAACAAACGCAAAAAGCAGCCATGGGAGGTGCCAATCATCTTCCTAAGCATGATGGATCATCGAAAAGTATCCTGACGAGAGAAAGCGGGTGAAAACAAGTGAACTATTTGCAAGTGCTTAACGCATTCTATGATCGGCTCGAAACAAACCCATTATCTTCATCGGCAATAGCTTTGTGGCACTCTCTGGTACACACAAACTATAAGGCTGGATGGATAGACGAGTTTGCGGTGGCTGCATCGGTGCTCTGCGTTAAGTCGGGATTAAAAGACAGCATGTTTAAAAAAGCCCGCAATGAACTCGCTCAAAAAGGGTACATCACTTTTCAATCTAGGAAAGGGAATCAATCAGCAGTCTACCGTTTAAATCATTTGTGGTCACATAGTGACCGCAATAGTGTCCACAATGGTAGCCACAATGGTGTCCACAACGGTAGCCACAACGGTGTCCCATTATTCTTCTATGATAATCTTCTTCTTCCTCAGCATGATAACGAGCGCGAAGAGATCGACCCCTTTACTGCTTATCAGCAAGAAATTGGTCCGCTTACGGAAATCATCAAGGACAACATGCTGGATTGGTTGGAAGGTGGTTACTTCGATGAGCCGGGGTTGATTGTTCTTGAAGCCATACGTGAATCTGCCATTCACGAAAAGCGCTCATGGGCCTATATAGACAGAGTCTTACGCCGTTGTCTCCAGGAAAATGTCAAAACCGTGGATCAAATGCGGCAGAAGAAGGCGGAGTTTGAAAAAGCAAAAATGGCAAAGGTAACGCCAATTAGAGGGGGGGACGCTGGTGCAGTCAATCAGCGCAGAAGAGCTCATACAGATGTTCCAAAACCTATCACAAAAGGCGAAGCAGGACGCCTCAACAAGCCGGACAACTACAACGAGCGCATGCTCCAAGTGCATGGACAAGGGTGGCTTCCTGACGACGTCATCTGACGGCTATGAGGTATGGCGGGTTTGCGAGTGCCAGGAGCAAGCGAAAATTGAGCGATTGTTCCGCGCAAGCCAAATCACTCCCGGCTTTCAGCATATGGGATTCAAAAACTTTGATTTGGATCGGCCACAAGTTGTGCTGGATGCGTACATGGCCGCGACGGATTATTACAAGGCTTTTCCCGAGATCCGCCGGACAAGGCAGAACAGCATCGCACTGCTGGGGGCTGTCGGCAGCGGAAAAACGCATCTGCTGATGGCGATCGCAAACAACCTCATCAAGCAGCGAATCCCGGTGATGTATTTCCCTTGGGTGGAAGGGTTCAACAACATCAAGGACGACCTGGACAGGCTGGATGAGAAGGTAACGAAGCTGCAGCACGTCGATGTGCTTTACATCGATGACCTGTTCAAAGGACGGACCACTCCAACAGCATTCCAGCTCGAACAACTATTTGCAATCGTCAATTTCCGGTATTTGAACAATCTGCCGATGCTTGTTTCCTCAGAGCGAGACATCGACGAGATATCGGATATCGACGATGCAATTGGCTCCCGGATTTACGAGATGACCAGAGACTACAACGTGACCCTGCGCGGCGAAGGTTTGAACTATCGCTTGGAAGGGAGGGCATAGGTGCCATGTTCGATCGATTGCCACCACAGAGCCTTGAAGCAGAGCAGTCCGTCCTGGGCGCCATCTTCCTCAGCAAGCAAGCGATGGAAACGGCATCTGAACAGCTGACTGCCGAAGATTTCTATCCGACCAATCATCAACGGATATTCAGCGTCATGCTGGAGCTCTACGATGCGGACAAGCCTATCGACCTGGTTACCGTGACTGCCGAGCTGCAAGACAAAAAGCTGCTTGAAGAAGTCGGAGGGATCGCTTACCTGACCAATCTGGCCAGCTCGGTACCTACCGCGGCCAACGTGGGTTATTACGCGGACATCGTGGCGGAAAAAGCGTACCGCAGGCGTGTGATTGAGGCCAACACAAAGGCCATCAACCAAGCATACGAGAGCGAAACCGTTGAGGAATTGATTGCAGAGCAAGAACGCATTGCCATGGACTTGGGGGAAAAACGGAAAAGCAGCTCCGATTTCGTTCCCATCAAGGATGCCATGCTGGATGCCTATGAGGAGATTGACCGCCTCAGTACCCGCAAAACGGAGATCACTGGCGTACCTTCTGGCTATCCTGATTTGGACGCGATGACCGGCGGGTTCCAGCGATCCGACCTGATTATCCTGGCTGCGCGGCCTTCCGTTGGGAAAACCGCTTTTGCATTGAATATCGCCCAAAACATAGGCATCAAGACTGGGGAAACGGTGGCCATCTTCTCTCTTGAGATGAGCACGCTGCAGCTAGTCAAGCGAATGATTTGTGCTGAGGGAAACATTGATGCTTCCAAGATGCGGAATGGCGGCTTTGAGGGCGACGATTGGGAGCGAATGACCAGAGCAATCGGAAACTTGGCGAAAGCGAAAATTTTCATCGATGATTCCCCAGGTCTGACGGTTCAAGAGATTCGGAGAAAGGCGAGAAAGCTCAAACAGCAACATGGTCTCGGCCTGATCTTGATCGATTACCTGCAACTGGTTCACTGCGTTTCTAAGGGGAACAGACAAGAGCAAGTTTCCGAAGTTTCCCGCATGCTTAAAGCGATTGCCCGGGAACTGGATGTGCCAGTCATTGCCTTGTCACAGCTCAGTCGCTCGGTCGAGCAGCGACAAGACAAACGCCCGATGATGTCCGATATCCGGGAATCCGGATCCATTGAGCAAGACGCCGACATCGTTGCCTTTCTGTATCGTGACGACTATTACGACAAGGAATCTGCCAACAAGAACGTCGTCGAAGTCATCATTGCCAAGCAACGGAACGGCCCGACCGGCACTGTTGAGCTCGCATTCCTGAAAGAGCATAACAAATTCGTCAGCATCGATCACCGGTATGATAGGCAATCACCAGCAGATAAGCCGGCAGATGATGACGAAAAGGACAGAACATGGAGATAGGGGAGATGACGCATGAAATTACTACGTGAAGTGCTGCTGACCAATTTGATCAAACACGGCATTACAGAGGCATGCGGCAAACCGGTGGAAGAAGCCACGTTAGCCGAATTGCAGGATGAATGGGGACGTTTTGAACTGCAGCGCAATCGGACTCCGGCGTGAGGAGGGGTATGATGCAGACACTTGATAAGCAGTTAATTCGATTTACGGTTTACGGCGAACCAGTTGCTCAGGGACGGCCGCGCGCTGCAAATATTGCTGGTCATATCCGAATGTACGACCCGCAGAAGTCACGTGATTACAAAGATTTCGTGAAGCTGGTAGCAAGCGAATATGCACCGGATAAGCTTGTCGAAGGACCATTGCGACTACAGGTGAAGGTATACCGTCCAATCCCGAAATCCTTCAGCAAGAAAAAGGCATCTTTAGCGGAAGCCGGAGGAATACGCCCCACATCCAAACCGGACGCTGACAACTATCTTAAGGGAGTAAAGGACGCTCTTAAAAATATCATCTGGAAGGACGATTCGCAGGTGGTTGAGGTAATGGTTGGCAAATGGTACAGCGATCGGCCGCGGGTCGAGATCAGCATTCAAGAAATCTAATACCAAGGGAGGGTGTGGAAGATGAGCTGTCCTCACCATTCCAAATTAGGGAGGAATATAGCATGCCGTACATTGATTTCAAATCTGTTGTCAAGAAAGTCAATTTGAAGCCGGGTGGCAAGAAAGAAATCGTGTTGGAGGTCTCGGATAACGGATTGGACGGGAAGCTCGACAGCCTTTCCGAGATGATCGATTGCAAGGTTGACGTGTCGATGGAATCCCTGATTGTAAACTACAACGTCACTATTAATGCGAAGACAAACGAGCCCCTGAAAACGTACAAGGTTGATGACAAAGGCGTTGTTTCGGAAATAAAGCCTCAAGGGGAACAAATTGAAGCAGACCTGGGCCTTCCACAAGAAAAGGTACCTACCAAAGAACAAACTGAGCAGGCCGAATTGGAAGTGATCGATGAGTTTATCACCAGCGGTATGTCACCTAGCTATGATGATCTGCCATATGACTTCCAAAGCATCATCAAGCGTAAATACGAGGGCGAAACCTACATGAAGATGGCAAGTGAGCTGGGTATCTCCAGCGGGAAGATCGTCGAGCTGGTCGATGAGTACCGGAAGCGTGTCGCCCCACTTGCAATGAAATGGAATGAGTGGAGACAAGGCAAAGACAAAGCAGAACCTCAGAATGGAAAAGCCGAGGCAATTGGTGACAATCCGCAACCCGAAGCAAAGAAGGAAAACGACGGAGATTCTGAACAGGGGAACGATTCACAAAGCACAGGGGGATCAGATGATTCCGATGGCGCCGCTGCCTCCGTTGATAAAGAGGCACTTGAACAGTTTATTTTGAGCGGACAAGCTCCTATTTTTGCAGATATCCCATTCGACTTCCCGAGCCTGTTAAAACGCAAGTTGGCCGGAGAAACATGGATGCAGATCGCGAATTCGATTGGTGAGTCTTCAACGAAAATGCAGAGCGCATGGTCTAAATACAAAAAGCTGGTTGCTGAGCATATGGCAAAATCCAACAACGACGGGGAACAAGGGGCAGCGTAATGCTGCTCCCTTCCTGAAAGGTGGGGAAATGTATGCCAGCGGTTAAACCGAAACCAAACCATCCGTGGAGACGATCCTGCATCCTCAGGCGGGATGTGAACGAATTTATCAAGCAATCAGGCACCAACCCTTGGGTGAATAACTACAAGATAGGTGGCGGCATGCAGCCTTGGAACGGGAGGAAGTAAGGAAAGGTAAATAAGTCAAGACGGGTATGGCAGCCCATCTCCCTTGAACAACTTTCTAACCTCTGCATACTTCCTGACTGGGAGATCTGGAAAGACGACCGCACACTGCCCGTTAGCACTTTCAAATGTGAATGGGACTTTCAGTTTTACGAGCTCACGTTTGAGCTCCTTCTGTTCGCTCCAGATGATGAGGTAGTAGAAAGATTTATTCATAGATTCACGCTCCTTTGCATGAAAGATAGCATAGGAAATTAGGACAAAAATAGAAAAAGATGATAACTGACTAAGAAGGAGAGAGATAAAATGTGTATTACAAAAATGAAAAACACATGTTTAAATAATGATAACATCATGTTGTTTATTAAGGGCATAATCACAAATTTAAAAGGAGTGAATGATTCGTGAATCATTCTTTAGGCGGTAAAATTAAAGATATGAGACTGAAAATGGGGGCTACTTTAACGGATGTTAGCTTGAAAACAGGAATAAACCTACCGAAGCTCTCCAGAATTGAAAACAACAGTTCACCTGTAACTAGTGAAGAATTGATTTCACTTGCTACATACTTTAGTACTTCAATCGATCAGTTGTTAGATTTTCAGCCAAGTGCTACGACATCGATCAATTTGGACAATTTTAACTTGCAGACAGGGTTTGACAGAATCTTAAAAGAATACCCTGTTGCCTCAAAGGAAGATCTAAAGGGGCACAAGTTGGGTAATTTCGTTAGAAATAATATGGTAGACATCATAAAGAAACAACTGAATATAGACACTTCTGAGATAAAAGTAATTGGATCAGTTGGACAGGGGAACTGGGCAGAGGTTCCGTGGATTGTGTTATGTCATCGACAAATTACTGAATCAGCCCAACGTGGCGTTTACGTTGTTTATCTGTTCAAAGCAGACTGTTCTGGATTTTATCTGTCCCTCAATCAGGGCTGGACTTTCTTTGAGGAGAAATACAAAGGTAAGCTCGGTCGAAAGAAGATTAAAGTTATCTCGGATAATCTAAGAGCTAAGCTAAAGCCGTTTACTCCGGAAGATCTTTCGCTCGAGGAGATCGATTTAAAGGGACGAGGTAGATTGGCGGTAGGATATATGCTTGGTCATATTACGGGGAAGTATTACCCTGCCGAATCACTTCCTTCATCAATTGAACTAATTAACGACCTGAAAACGATGATGAAACTGTACGAGCACGTTCGCTTTATGATAGCCGGTCGGAAGGTTGAAGAGTTCAATGAGGCCATGCTTCTTCATGAGGATAATCTCTATTTTGAGCAATCTGAGGATGAGGAAGCGTATCAAACAACAATTGAACATGTTATTGGTGGAGACGATGCCGGAGAGGTTATCCAAGAGGAGAACGACGATAACCCAGAAGAGGCACCACATCCTATTAAAGATTCCTCTGGTTCACAGAAGTGGCCGAGGGATGCAAAAAAAGCTGCCAAAGCTATAAAAATGGCAAACTTTAAGTGCTCATACGATGAATCTCATGTTACTTTTATCTCTGCTTTAACGGGTAAGCCATACATTGAGGCCCACCATCTAGTTCCGCTTGGAAAACAGGATCGCTTTAGAGTAAAGCTAGATAAAATAGCTAACATTGTCCCTCTATGCCCGGTATGCCACCGACTTATTCACCTCGGCTGCGCCGAAGATAAGCAGCGCATGGTCGATGTCCTTTATGAGCAGCGACGTGAGGATTTACTCAAGGTTGGAATAGATGTAAGTCTTTTAGAGTTAAGAGCTATATACGGCCTAAATTAATAAGTAGAGAGTAGCGCCTAGATCTAACTGTGAAGGTGATAATAGCCGATATCTGTCTACCCATTGGATATACTATTGTTTGCCAAGGTATTCCTACCTCTTATCAGGTTAAGGAAGAGGCTTACGAGTACGTGTGGAATCGCGGGATGTATTGAGTCTATATGCTTTCAAAAGACGGTTGACCGTGTGAAATAGTACATGATCCTTGTCGAAAAAGTGTATAGACTACTTTTTGAGAAGTAAAACTCTATTGTAAAGAGGTTGATATGAATGGAGATCATTACATTGGAAATCGAAACCCTCTATATTGAGAAGGCTAGAAAGGAATTAAACATTCCGCAGTTTCCAAACACGGAGAACATCATACAAAAACTATACGGTGCCATTGGAACGACTAAAGAAGAGTCCAACAAATTTATGCGTATGATTACATGGATTCGTTTGTTGGAAAAGAAATATGTTGAGGCTTATACGAGTGTTGTTTATGGATTAGCACATCACTTTAAGAGTGAAGAGCACGGCCTTTATTCACATTCTGAGCCGTTTTATCAGTCTCAAGTATCTTACTTTACTGACACTGCTACCTCTCGAGCATTTTCTTTAGCAGAGAAACTTGCTCAGTTGATTAATGTGTATCAGGATTTGGGGCTTAAAGAAGCAGGGATGGGTAAAGGAGTAGTATCATTTAAAAATGTTAGTAGTAAGGTTTCTTTTAATCTTGTCGATTTGGATAATGCTCTAATTGAATTAGACCAAGACCGCCATGCCCATGTTCACCGATTAGACCCAGAAATTGTTCGCAGTGAGATTAAGGAGGTATCTAATGGACTTGTCGGAGGAAAACCTTCAACATTAATTTTTACCGGTATCGATGAAACCAAACTACCGGTTGTCCCTTATCAACAATTAATGAAATGTAAAAATGTACTGATCGCTTTCTGCGTATCAATCTCTCAGGTTTTATCGGCAATTGATCAAGAGCTCTAGTCTTATTCAAATGGTATATGTCTCTATTTACAAAAATCATACAAAAAAGACCCCCTTTTCCGGGAGCCTAAGGTATATCTGCTAAGGAAATTATACCATTGGAACCGGACAAGGGGGAATGGAAGATGAGCGCTCCAGAGCAATTATCCTTTCTACAACCAGTGAACGAAAGAGAGGTCCGTAAGGCTGTTGTAAAAGAGCTGAAGGCATACAAAGCCCTCCGTGTCGCCGTACAAAACAAACAAGAGCAGACCGAGAAGGGGATTGATCAGCTGTTTCCACGGTTGCATGAGTCAGAAACAAAAAACGACCTGAAAGCAAGACAGATCGAGCGGGCACTCCAATATTCACTTGATCAAATTGAGAGGAAGATCATTGAGGAGAAGTATCTCAGCCCAGCCAGAGTAAACGATATCAATGTTTACCTGGACTTGGGGCTGAATAAAGATCTATATTACATCAAAAAGCGAGAGGCAATATTCCAGCTCGCAACAGCACTCAGGATCATTTGAGTGCTTTTTTTATTTTTATAAAACATGCGGCTTAAGTGATTTTAAAAGGAGTTTCTAGCTTGATTACCGAAAAGAAGGTAGTATTACGTTAGATAATAATTGAAATATATTGTTAGTGAGGGGATTTTAAAAATGTTGCCTTCTGAATTAATAAATTTATCTTCAACATCTGAGAAGAAGTTATTTGAAACTGCAATTATTTATTTTGATGCATCAGCATTATTAGATCTATATTTTTTCTCGGAAAAGACACTTGATGAAATCTTTAAAAAATTATTAAGTAATCTATCTAATAGACTCTATGTTACTGATCAAAATTGGTTCGAATATAACAAAAATAAAAATACAGTATTATTGAAACCTAAAGCTTCTTATCAAAACCTTGTAACTTTGAATGGAAATAAAAAAGATAACGATGGGGCTCATTTGGAGAAAATAAATAAATCTTTAATTGAGTTAAAGGATAAAGGATTTGAAATTGTTAATAAACAAGCTGAGCAATTTTTATTAAAAACTAAAAAAGAAAATCGACATCCTTTTATAGAACAAAGTCTAAGAGACGAGTTTGAAAAAACAATTAAAGAATCGTTTGATCAATTTCAAGTTTCAATACAATCAATTTTAGATAATTTTAATGAAACGCAAATTAGATTAAAAACCGAAATATCAGATAAGATGGATAGGATTCAAGAAAGAGCTAATAAAGATAATTTAGCCAATTTACTAAAAGAGTATTTTAAGGTTACCAATATTACCTACAATTTTAGTAAGATGTTAAAGATTGTTGAAGAAGGGGAATTAAGGTATCGAAATAAAATACCACCGGGTTATGAAGATGAAGAGGAAAAAGAAGGTATTCAAATTTATGGAGATTTAATAAGCTGGAAGCAATTATTAGAACATGCAAACAGTCATAAACTCCCAGCAATTCTGGTAAGTAATGATGTTAAGCCGGATTGGGTATCCGAACAGCGCCCCCGAATAGAACTGTTAAAAGAGTATTATGACATTAATAATCAGCAATTTTGGATTTTTGATTTACCAACGTTTATCTATAAGCTTGAGCTATACGGCAAAAAGCCATTAGAAGCCAGTGTTAAAGAAGAAGTAGATGCATTAGATAAATTCACCATTGAAAAACAGAATACTTTTCCTAAAGTGTCTTTAGAGGTAATTGAAGATTACTTGAGAAGTGAGTATGATAACTATGAAATTTTATATGAAGCTAAAAATTCGTTACTTTGTAAATGCATAGACATTAACGATAGAAAAAAATTTGTTCACTTTGAAAAAGCGACAAAAAGTAACTACACATCAATAATCAATAGTATGAGGAGGTCCTTGGAACTTGCAGAAAAATATGGTGTTGATGTAGGCGAGTACTGTTTGATTCATATAGCCATAGGTAAAAATTCGGCTTACCAAATAATTAATAAACATTTAACAAGAGCAAAAGCGCGAGATTTATTCGAAGAATATAAAGATTTTTTGAATTTACGTCTAGCATGGATTGATGTTTACAATGGAAATTTGGAATTTATTGATGCAGAAAATAATATTAACTTGTAATTGTATTATTGAGAAATGCGATAAACAAGTCTAATTTGATAGCCATTTTAATCCATCCTGTTAAAATTACTTTTTTATCAGTTGATATCTTCAAACCAAGTTCAAGATAGGTCACTGGATAATCGAATACAAGAGTGCCAAAAACCACCGTCAAGGTGGTTTTTGTTTTTGGTTTCGATCGTCAGGAAAATAATAAAGCGAAATAAAGTAGGACAAAACCCAGATAAAAATACGGAAAAAAACGAGGACAAAATGCTGGACGTTTTTATTTGGCTGGATCTGTACCCTTGAGATAAGAGTTTTGCTCTTGGGAGACAGCGTCTATCCCTTATCAATGACGTACTCGAGCGATCTATGGATGTTGAGGAATGTTTACCGTACGAGAGGGGAGCATTCTGAGTCTGAACGCGCTAGTCTTGCGGCGGTCGTAGCGGGGAACTTGCATTTATCATCCTTCATTCTTTGTGTACAGTAAGCGGTTTTCAAGTTTGGTACCCCTCTCGGAGCTTTGGAAATCGCAAATCCAAAAGGGAGTGCATGACCTTTTGTCGAAAAAGTACACGAATGTTAAAGGAGTGATTGGATGAGCAATAAGCGGCTTAAAGCTGATGAAAGAGAAGCTTACAAAAAACGTTTTGGGATAAGACCTTCTGAAACAAAACAAAAGAAATGTGGTGCTTGTTACAACTATAACCAAAACGTTTGCTCCATTCACTATTTGGTTACTAAAGCGAATGAAGTGTGTGATTCGTTTGCAGCAAATCAGATTAAAGTATTTAGTGGCGGAAGCGTCTCGCCTAAATAATGTTCTTTTTAAAGCGCCTATTGATTAGGTGCTTTTTATTTGATCTTTAAGCCAATGAGATGTGCCGGACAGGGAGTTTACCTTCGAGGGAAGGCCGCCGCGCTCCTCGATCCCTGTCCAGTACCTCTCATATTCGATACGCCGATCCTCCCCAAGAGTGCAGTGGACGTGTCATTTACGGCAAGTAAGGGGCAAACTTGCTGGTTAGGGCTTGCAGGCCCACCTGCACCACCTCCTACAGTCTGTGACCGCAGCAGGCATAAGGATTGGCTCGCGGCGGAGCTCCCGTGCCGAAGGAAGTGGGGAAAATAGTATGGACAAGCATCCTGATTTACTTAAAAATTGTAACGAGACGTTTTCAGGGTTTCGTATGGGGGGATCAGAATTGAAAAGCTTACTATTCGGAAATGGCGTCACAATACAATTTGGGGGAAAAGAATACCTTAATGAAAAAATAATTAAACGTGCTATAAACAACATAAATATAAAAAATTTCCCTGGAGAAATATACCCTAGAGAAATTAAGGATTGGCTATTACTACTGCATTCGAGAATTCCCGCAATTGTATCGGGAGAGTATGATGATTGTGCCTACACGACAGGAATGAAGAGCTCTTTAATCCACTTTAAAGAGCGCTATGCGGATACGACTCCGAAGACCAAAGTTCATGAAATTGGTTTTGAAGACTACTTTTTGGTCCATTTTTTAGTGTGTTTTAGGGAAAAAATTGTAAATCCAGAGAAATATCATATTAAAGAAAGTTTGCGCTGCCTATTTATTGATTCAATTTATAATAACGGTAAGATCCAGAACCTGTATCATCAATATCCAGGCAAGTTCGTCGAGTTTCTAAAAAGTTTCGATAATATTTATACTACGAATTATGACTGGAATGTGGAGAAAGCAACAGGATATAGCGTTCAATATTTGCATGGTGCTTTTCATCATATTTCTGAAGTCTATGATCCAGAGAGCTTTAGAAATCAGTTATCCGATAGTCCGATAAAAAATACAACTTTGATTAAAGGATTTGAACATTTGTATTCAAATGCTTTAACCTCGTACTCTGGAGAGGACAAGAAATTTGCTTTAGATATGGGAATAAGCGCAAATATTGCTATCGAAAAATTTGTAAGAGGTTTAAAAGAAAAACCAGAGTTGTGGGATCAAGTAAGAGAATGGGAGAAATCAGATAGTCAAATTCTAAAAAATATGTATGAAGGAATTGTCCTCAAAACAAAACAAGAGGACTTGAGATTTAAAGAAAATAAATCGCTTTATAATATTTCGGAATTGACAGGAGAATTGTCGATTTTAGGACTATCTCCTTTTAATGATAATCATATTTTTGAGGCTATAATGAACAATCAACAGCTTAATGAAATCATTTATTATTATTATGATCCTCATGAAGCTAATGTCGTTAAATCACTATTATCAAGTAAAAATATTAAATATGTTAATTCTAGGGAACTATGGGCTAGCTTTTCATAAGTTCTTCAAATAAACAAACGAAATAGATTCAGAGTACCAGTACCTCATTGTAGGTACTTTTTCTTTTTCATTACAACCTCGTAGGTACTTTTTCTTTTTCATTACAACCTCAACAGGTGGTGGTGATCATGTAGTGCGTCAATTCGTTGACCCAGAAACCGGTGAAGTTTTCTATGCGGAGCAAATCCTCCGGCGACCGGACGAGATCGTCAAGGTTTTCCGGCCAGCCGGGCGCAGCGCAAAATTCGTTAAGATCAAAGCCAGCCAGAAGGCGAAGCGACGGCTCAGAAAGCTGTCACTCGCCGAGGCTGGTTTTTTGCTGAAGATCATCCCTTATGCCAGCGAGGGGACGAATCTTCTTGAGGGAGACAATGAGCGCGGCCAGAAAGGCATACCACTTACCGTCAAGGACCTCGCCAGAGTTGCCGACTGCTCCTATCCGCAGGCCAGAAGGATCGTCAAGTCATTCATCGAGCAGCGGATCCTTCGGCGCGTCGAGACTGACGGCAGGACGGGACTTGCAATCAACCCGCTGTTCTCTCTTAACGGGAAGGCAGCGGAAACGTCTCTCCTGCAGCTATTCAGACAGGAGATCACGGAGGCCGGGGAAGACCCGAATTCCGAATAGGGGGTCGCCGGAAGCAGACAGGCGATGAAGCCTTGGCTCTAAGCACGACTGTAGATTTTGGCAGTGATACAAAACGTATACTTTTCCACTCGAAAAGTAATCACTTCGTAGCGGTAAAAAAACGATGTCAGCCCTTGCCTATCAAGGCGTTCAGCCGTTTTCGGGCTGGCAATATTCTTTATTCTTACTACTATTGCCAGAAGGAGCAGAAAAGCATGGATATACGAAAAATACCTGTCTCTTTGATCAACCCAGCTCCGTACAATCCAAGGATTGATCTGCAACCTGGTGATCCCGATTACGAAAAACTGAAACGCTCGATTGAAGAGTTCGGTTACGTCGAGCCACTTGTCTGGAATGAGCGAAGCGGTAATCTTGTTGGCGGGCATCAGCGATTCAAAATTCTCGTTAACGAGCAGGGAGCCAGCGAGGTAGAGGTTTCGGTTGTGGATCTGGACGAGAGCAGAGAGAAGGCACTCAATCTGGCCCTGAATAAAATCAGCGGGGGTTGGGACGAGGAGAAGCTTGCTCAGGTTCTCACGGATCTGCAGCAGACGGACATTGAGATCAGTTTGACAGGTTTCGGAGAAGAGGAGATCGAGTCGCTGCTTGCAGAGTACCATGACATTGCAGTCGATGAACCGGTGGTAGACGATAATTTCGACGTCGGAAAAGCGCTTGATGACATCAAAGAACCAGAGACGAAATACGGTGATGTTTGGCAGTTGGGAAGGCATTTTCTGATGTGTGGCGACTCTACAAATCCGGATGACGTGCTGCAGTTGATGAATGGTAAGAAAGCTGCGCTGGTCGTAACGGACCCACCATACAACGTCGCATTTGAAAGCGAATCAGCTGAGCTTGCAGCAGATGGGCGGGAAAGCATCCTGAACGATGATATGCCAATGGAGCAGTTCATTGAATTCCTGGACAAAGTTTTCTTGAACTATTCATCTGTCATGGATCCAAAGGCTGCGATCTATGTTTTCCATCCGTCGCTGTATCAGCGTGAATTTGAAAATGCGATGAATAAAGCAGGTATCGTCGTTAGAACGCAATGTGTGTGGGTGAAAAATGCGGCAACCTTCGGTTTTGCTCAGTACAAATACAAGCATGAGCCCGTGTTTTATGCTCATTTGAAGGGCAAAGCACCTGCTTGGTACGGTGATCGAAAGCAAACCACTGTTTGGCGGGCTGGATTACCTGGTGAACAGCAGGAACCGGAGACAGTATGGGAGGTATCCCGCGGGGACGTCAGTAAGTATGTGCATCCAACTCAAAAACCACTGGATCTGCTCGCAATTCCGATCGGTAACAGCAGCCAGAAAGGGGATATTGCAGCTGACTTCTTTGGTGGTAGCGGTGCAACACTGATGACCTGTGAACAGATGGGGCGTGAATGCAGAACCATGGAGCTTGATCCGAAATTCTGCGATGTCATTAAGCGACGTTTCTACGAGAGAACCGGTATAGAACCTGTGCTTGTCAGCAGAAAACACGACGCAGCATAAATGAAAAGGGAGGACGCTCCAACGCCCTCCCAGATCCACCGGGACACCCCGGCAGAGATAGCGAAACCCTGCGGCCGCAGATTCCTCAACTCGCTATCTCGTTTTCCATTTTACAGGAAAGCTGAGGGTGTCTCAATGAAAAATGCAAACGAATGTTCTGTTTCTGTTCCACACGACCTACTGCTGCAGCATGAAATAGAAGTGTTGGAAGGCATCATGGAGTCAAAGGAGCAGTACAGAAAAGTCGTCAAAGCTGCCATCGGCAAATGGGTCAAAGACTTCCAATCCGGTCACATCGAAATCAAAACGGTGGATGATCTGAAGAAGCTGATCGAGTTGGATATCGAATTGCAGAAAGATGAATTATAAGACTGGTGGTGGTAGGAAAGATGTAATAAATGGCGAAAATTGTAACAGAGAGGATGTGTTGAACATGAACCAAGAAGAAGTTTACCATGTTCTTGTCTGTTACCATTGTGGCAACAAAACACAGATGAGGCAGATTGCCCATTTCGATAGACACGAGACAGAAAACTTTTTGGGGTTTGGAGAGCCGTATTCCATAACATTTTTTACGGACTGGGATTTATATCTCTGTCCCGTATGTGACAATGTTACTCTTCTTAAAACTTCAAAAAATACTGAGGAACGAGATCCACAAGATTTTAGATTAACTTCGAGAGAATCAATTCTTTATCCGAATGTGTCTATTGATGAAAGTGGGATTCCTGAAAAAGTAAAGAACTCATTTGAAGCAGCCTTACGAATAAAGAATATCGAGGGAACTTTATGTGCAATTGGTATTCGTCGGACTCTCGAAATGATGTGCAAAGATAAAAAAGCAACAGGGAAAGACCTTTACCATAAGTTAAAGGACTTATCAAATAAAGGAATTCTGCCGCCGATCGTAAATGAAATGGCTTCAGTTCTAAGGGAACTTGGAAATGAAGCTGCTCACGGTGATGAAAGGGAGTTTTCCGAAGAGCTAATTGGCTCTATGATCAAATTTACTCATGTAATTCTTGATTACGTTTATAATCTGCCAGACAAATTGTCTGGTATTCAGAAGCACCTCAGTAAGACAGTAGAAGGAAGTGCTGAATTAAGAGGCTCTTTAACGGTTCGAGCTTCTGGAAATGTAGTGAATGAACAGGACGCTTAAAGGCGTCTTTTCTTTTTTTAAAACAACTCAACACAAAACCGAGTCCGGAGGTGGGGTGAGATGTAATGCCGAGGGAGAGAAATCCCAATCGTGATAAAGCATACAAGATATGGCTTGAACACAACGGAGACATAACAAATCGCCAGATCGCTGATATGCTTGGAGAGAATGAAAAGGTCATTGCTGTTTGGAAGCAGCGTGACAAATGGAATGTTGTACAACAATCGCCTGATGAAAGTTGTACAACAAAAAAACGGGGCGCGCCGAAAGGAAACAAGAACGCCGTAGGCAACGGCGGGGGCGCTCCGCCCGGGAACAAAAATGCCATCGGAAATAGCGGCGGGGCTCCGCCACGAAACACCAATGCGGTGAGGACAGGGGAACATCAATCAATCTGGATGGATGCTCTGACTCCTGAGCAAGCGGAAGTTCTTGATCGCATCGACCTCGATCCTGTCAGCCAAGCAGATGATGAAATCCGTTTGCTTGCTTGGCGTGAACGCGAAATGATGATGCGCATTCGCAAACTGACGGAAGGGTTAACCGAGAAGCAACGGCGTGTCCTGCAGGAGAGATTGACCATCAAAGAGCCGGTGCAAGTTCATGACGAGAAGTCCGGGGAAACGAAAACCTTCATCCGTTCCCGCGACGAGCTGGTCACAACGGAGATCGAGGAGACTGAGTACCGTGCAATTGAGGATATTCTGGCTTTGGAAGAAGCTCTGACCCGCGTCCAGGACAAAAAATTGAAGGCCATTCAATTGAAGGCGCAGCTGGTCAACAATGGCGGTGGTCCTGAGAAGGAAATCATCGTGCGGAGGTGGTCACGTGACAAACCTAATGCTTGATCCTTTCAGGGATTGGACTCCTCATGCAAAACAGATTGAGGTCATGGAGTGCGACGCTCGAAATGTGGTCATGAACTGCGGTCGTCGTGGTGGCAAAACCAACGTAGGGGCCCGCAAATTCTTCGATAACATCCTGGCCGACATTGAGGCAGGAAAGGGACTGCCGTATAAGCCTCCACGTAACCTGAAAGTCATGAAAAAGCCGAAGCCGCGGCTGGAATACTGGTGCGTGTCGCCGACCTACTCCATGTCAGAAATTCAGCAGGAAGAATTGGCAGCGGTAATCTCGGAAGAGATGATCGAGAACTGGGACGCATCAAAAAACCGTATCTGGCTGAAAGGGTACATTCTCATTCAGTTCAAGTCTGCAGACAGGCCGAAAACGCTAGTTGGTAAAGGTTTGAGTGGGGTGTGGCTGGATGAGGCATCGAAAATGAAGGCCGATACATGGAGTGGTTATCTCTCCTATGCTCTCGCTGATAAAGGCGGCTGGAGCGTTTGGACGACCACGCCTGAGGGAATGAACTGGTTCTATCATGAAATCGTCTTGAACGGCCAACACACGCCAGCCGGAGGGCATTTGGAAGAATACCGAAACGATCCGGAGTGGCGAAATTTCTACTGGACCAGCAAGGACAATCCACTGCCTGAGTTGCAGAGGAATATACAGCGCATGATCGAGACCATGCCGAAGCGATATGTTGACCGGGAGATTTTTGCCCGGTTCGATGTGTTTTTTGGGCAGGTGTACGAAGAATTTGATCGCTCCGTTCACGTTGTTCCCCAATCCCTTTGTCGGCAGAAGTTTGAAAACGGCGACTTTGTTTTGGTTGAGGCCGGTAAGGACTGGGGCTTTACAAATCCCGGCGTCACATTAGTTGGTGCTATGACAGCCAACGGTGAACTGTGGATCGTCGATGCCATCTATAAACGACAAATGGAAATCCTCATTCCGGGTGATCCGAATTGCTGGGTGGCGCAGGATAAGGAATTGATGAAAAAGTGGAAGATTCGGCTATTTTGGTGCGACGAGGAGGACCCGAGCAATATCAAGACCTATCAGACGAACGGTCTGCCAGCAAAAGCAGCTAAAAAACATCTGAAGCCTGGTATCCGTGCGGTCGCTTCCCTGTTCACGGTGAAATCAGACAACGGACGACCAAACATCTTTATCAGCGATCACCTGAAAGATGTTATTCAGGAGCTGACAAACTACCGGTATCCAGAAGGAGCTTCCGGGGAAAAAGCGGAGATTCCGCTTAAGGAAAACGATCACTCTATGGACGCGCTGCGGTACCTGGTATGGAACAGCAAGACATTCCATCAGTTATTAATAGCTCGATTTAATGTAATTCCTTGGAAGTTTTCTGATAAAATATAACATAGTGACTATTCCTAAGTGGAGGTATCTATGTCCGATATTAGAGATCTTCTGTTCAAACCGGTAGTCGATGAAGATAAATTTAATCCAAATTTCAAGCAAGCTCTTAATGAACCTTTTCAGTATGCCCGCAAGGTTATAGAAACGTGGGCTGAAGGTTTTGAGGATCGGGATGGAAAGTTTATTACCGAATTTCAAACTACTTTTAACTCAGCGTTTTGGGAACTATACCTCTTTGCTGTGTTAAAACAACTAGGTTATGTTGTTGATTTTACAAAAGATAGACCTGATTTTTGTACCAGTAAGTTCTGTATCGAAGCCACAATTGCTAGTCACTCAAAGGAAGGGATTCCAGAATGGGAAAGAGATTATTCTTTCGATCCCCAATGGAATCTAGAGGATGCGGTAAATTATTCAACCATTCGATTAGCAAACGCATTCATATCTAAAGCTAGGAAACTGCGTGATTCTTATTCCATACTCCCTCATGTAGAGGGAAAACCGTTTATAATTGCTATCGCACCATTTGAACAACCATTTTTTTATGTTCAAAGTCAACATGCGATAAGAAGGGTCCTATATGGTTACGATAGAGTTCTAGCAATTGATTGGGATGAACATACTAGAGAGGTCTTTGGTGATGTTTATTTGGAACAAATCGATAAAGGCAATGGTTCAACTATACCTTTAGGTTTTTTCCTAAATCCTGAATATGCTGATGTTAGTGCTGTGATCTTTAGTAATGTTGCGACATTTGGCAAGGCAAGGGTTCTAAGTGATGACCATAGAATCATACTGATTAAGTCTCTTCGATTTAATGATTACGGACTTGAGCCATTTAACGAAGTGCATGAAAAAGAGGATTATAATGAAACCCTTTTAGATGGTTTAACGATATTTCACAATCCTTATGCAAAGAACCCGCTGAAACCGGAAGATCTACTTTCAAATGAAATAGCACATATAACGTATAGTCTAAAAGATAATGAAATGGTTACAAATATACCACATCAATTTCTCTTTCAAAGGATAGTAACTGTTATTAATTCAGATAATACGCCAGAGGAATTAAATCATATTCGGCAAAAATTAAAGGAAACAACAAGTACTAATAATGACAGTCAATATCCAAAGTTTCACTTGTAGGGAAATACCCCACTATGTCATAGACATACTTGGGGTATTTTCTTTTTGAGTTTTTACTAAAAGGAGGTGACAAATCATGGAAATAATGCTGCTTGAGCAGTTTTACGAGGAGAACAAAGCAAACAATACTTGGCGCTGGGTAGCCGATCTCATTGCCAAGCACAAACAAAAAGACTATTCCTTGATGCGTAAGTACGTCGATGGCGATCACGACATACTGAAACAGCCAGAGGAAAAGGGCAAACCAAATAACCGAATCGTGGTAAACTTCGCCCGCAAGATCATCGACTTTGGGACTGCTTACATCGTCAGCAATCCGATCCGCTATACGGCCAACATCGAAAATGATGGCATGGATGAATTTACGGAAAAGCTGCAGGTGGTTCTAGTAGACAACGATGAAGAGAGTTTGTCCTACGAATTGATAGAGGACGGCTCTATCGATGGGGAGGTCTTTGAATACTATTATTTTGACGAAGACGGCCAGATTTGTATGACGGAATTCAAAGCGGACGAGTGCATTGCTGTGTATGACACAACGGTGAAGGCCAAGCTGATCGCTGTCATCCGCTATTATTATCTGACCGACATGCAGCGAAATGAAAAGTCGCTGATCGTCGAGGTGTACGACGAAAACGAGATTACCTTTCTTCGGCAGGAGGGTGCCGCGCTCGTACTGGATACGAGCAGAGAGGTCAATCCAGTCGCACATCAGGTGACAGTATTAGCCAAGGACCAAGACGGCAAACTCCAGCAGAAACCAGTTGTGCCCTGGACACATTACGTGAACCGGCGGCGTAAACACCAGCAATACCGTGACGATGGAATGATTGAAGGTATGGGTGACCTTGCCGATCTGAAGAACCTCATGGATGCGATAAACAAAGCGGTAACCGGAAAGGTGAACGTCCAAGAATACTTCAAAAATCCGAAGGTGCTGTTTGAAGATCTCGATTTGGACGAGTTACTGCTTTATGACGAAGTGGGAAATCTGATCACCGACACGGAGAGGAAAAAGCAGTATCTTGCGAAAATGTGGGCAACCTCTCAAATCCTCATCGGGGGTAAGGCGGTGCCTATCACGTGGGACCTTCAAGATACCCACGAGGAAAATACCATCAACCGGCTGATTGAATCCCTTCTCGATCAATCGGGAACGCCGCATCTTCGGCCTGATCAAGTGGGCTCCGCACCTTCTGGCATTGCCTTGAAGATCATCTTTTACCATGCCGACATCAAAGCCGGTCTGAAAATGCGTCAATACGGAAAAGGGCTCAGAAACCGCATCCGTATCCTGACGGGCATGCTGAATGCCAAGTACAAGAAACAATGGGACTATCAAGACATCGATATCCGGTTCAGCAAAAACATGCCTGTCAATCTGGTAGAGATGGTAGATATCGTGACCAAGCTGGTCGGCCAGGTATCGCATGAAGAGCGGTTGGCGCTCCTGCCGTTCATTGATGATCCGAAAGCTTCCCGCGACAAGGTTCTGGCCGAACAGGAAGACGAGTCCAAGCGCCGTATGGCGTTGCTTGATCCTATGGCTGTAGAGGAAAGCGATGATACTGAAGGTGACGGCTCCGAAAATGATAATGGTGGGAATGATCCGCCGGGTGATGCTGCATGAGCAGAGAGGAACGCTACCAAGAGGAGCTAGAAGCGAGGATCGCTAAGCATGGCGTCCGGCTCAAAAAGCTGTTTGGGAAAGCGAACACTAGTATCGTCAAAGAGATTACAGACTTGTATGCCCGGTATAACGAAAGCGGACAGGATCTCGTCTCGTTGATTTACAATGCTTCGCGGCTGGATCAAATCATGGACAGCATCCGCACCATTCTGTACAGCCTCCGCGACGAAGAGGAGCAGCAGCTTCGCATCGTGTGGGGCGAAGAATATAAGCGAAGCGTTTACCACCACCTGTATTTTCTTGAGCAAGATCTTGAAATCAGTGTGGCGCTTCCACAAGTGAACTCGCAAATGATCCTTGCAGCCATCGAAAAGCCGTGGGAGGGAAGGCACTTTTCCAAACGGATTCGGTTGCGCACCGATTTGCTGGCGGCGTCGATGGAAGACGTCATCACGCAGGCTGCGGTTCAGGGATGGGGTGTTACCAGGGCAGCCAAAGAAATCACGCTGCGGACGTCAGAGAGTTGGTCAAATGCTCTCCGGCTGGCACGCACCGAGTTGAACAGAGCGGCAGCACAGGGGCAGTCCACCGCCTATCAAGCGAATTCAGACATCATTGGCGAGAAAGAATTTTGTGCCACGCTGGACAAGCGGACTTCCTCCCAATGTCGAAAGGCTGACGGGAAAAGATATCCGCTTAATTATGACACGTCAGAGAATCCTGGCCGTGAGGGCGAGCGCATCCCCAATCATCCAAACTGCCGGTCATATTGGAGACCTGTCATCAAGTCGGCTGTGCTTGAGAAGCTGCAGCGTGAACGGTCATATCGCATCGGCAAGGAAGAGCGCGGCTATACATCGGCTCGCAACTACGAAGAATGGGCAAAAGCAAAGGGAATAGCAACCTAAACGCACCTAATAATTATCAGGTGTTTTTTTGTTGCCTTGAAAGGAGGGGGCATCGATGTGATCAAGATCAAAGCGTACCTGGATAATGGCGAAATGAAGATTCATGCTGAGGGCCATGCGGGTTATGCAGAGCATGGGAAGGATATCGTCTGTGCTGCAATCTCCACCATTATGCAAACAGCATTGTTGGGTATCCAAGCTGTTGCACAGCAATATCCCGAATATGTTTTTTTGGAAATTCAATCTGAGGAAGGAGAAAGTGAACATGAAAAAGACACAATGGAGCTTTAAAATTCAACGCTTCAACGAAGGAGGTGGTGCTGCAGGCGGCGGTGACGGCGGGAATGGAGGTGGTCAAGGTGGACAGGCCGGGAACAATGGTGGTGGTGGTACCGGAGCAGCTGCTGGTTCCAATGGAGGAGGCGGTCAAGCTGCTGCAGGAGGCGATAAGGGAGGGGAAGGGAGTAAACCTGCGGTAGCCTTTTCCTCAAAAGAGGAATACGATTCCGCTCTGCAAGGAGCAGTCAGCGATTTCCTGAAAGGCTTGGGCATTGAGAAAGCGGATGATCTGAAAGGGATTATTGATGCCCATAAACAGCAGCAGGAAGCTCAAAAGACCGCGGAGCAAAAGCTGGCAGAGCGAGAAACCGACCTGAAAACTGCCAATGGGACCATTCAATCCCTGCGCATTGAAAATGCCTTTATCGTGGAAGCCATTAAACAAGGCGTTGATCCTGACAAACTGGCTGATGCGATCAGGTTGGCTGAGCTGACCAAAGTCGAAGTCACCGACAGCGGAAAGATCAAGAACATCGACAAGCATGTGTCTGAGTTGATCACATCGAAACCTTGGCTCAAATCAGACGGTACCCCGCGGGGCACCACGCCACAGGCCAAACCGCCAACGCAACAAAAATCAACCATTCCAAACATTACTGACCTGCGAAAAATGCAGCGTATCTAAGGAGGAACCTATCCATGATGAAAAAACAAATGAGCGTTATGCCGGTAATGGCTATGACCGCAGCCTTTTCGTTTGACATTCAAAAATTTGCCGAAGGGGCTACCCTCAGCACGGAACTGACCGGCTTGATTCCTGATGAAACCGCAACGGACATCGTCAAGGACGTGGTTCGCGGCTCTGCGATCATGAAGCTTGCAGATTTGGAACCAATGACCACAGCCACAAAGAAGATTCCCGTCCTGCTCGATGGCCCGGGTGCCTACTGGGTCGGTGAAGGAGAGCGAATCAAAACATCCAAAGCAACTTGGGCACAGGTAACGCTGCAGGCGAAAAAATTGGGTGTCATCATTCCGATGTCGAAGGAAGCACTCAACCGCCCGCGTATCGACGTTTTCGAGGAATTGAAGCCTTACATCGCCGAAGCGTTCTACACCAAGCTGGATGCAGCCGCCTTCATAGGTACGGAGTCGCCGTTTGCAACCAACATCCTGTCCGCTGCGGTAAACTCCGGCAACACCTTTACCCGCGGATCGGTAGCTGGGCAAAACCTTGCGGATGACGTGAACAGCGTTATGGCCTTGATTGAAGCTGATGATCAAGAGCCGCGCGCATTCGCTGCCCACTTTGGCTTGAAATCCTCTCTGCGCGGTCTGAAAAACAACCAGGGCGATCCGCTCTATCTCACTTCCGTCCGTGAAGGGGTTGCCGAAGATTCCCTGTACGCTCTGCCGATCGAATACTGCCGCAATGGAGCATGGGACAAAACAAAAGCGGATCTCATCGCCGGAGACTACAAAAAGTCCAAGGTCGGCATTCTGCAACAAATCGAATACGAAATCCTGAAAGAGGCTACCTTGCAAAGCGTCAATGCTGCAGATGGTAAGCCTCTTTCTCTTGCTGAACAGGACATGGTTGCGCTGAAAGCTACGTTCCAAGTAGCATTCCTGGTAGTCAAGGAAGCTGCATTTGGCGTGCTGCGTCCTGCCGGCTTCGTAGGTTAATCATTTCAGTGAGAAAGGAGTTGCTCCACAATGAAAAAGCCGAATGACATCCTTGTGATCAGCAAGGGTAAAGAAAAACTGAAAGTCAGTCGCAAAGCATATGAGGTCATCTACTCCCAGCATGAATACAAGGTTGTGGAAGACCCATCCGGGGATGACGAAGGCAGCAGTCAGGCTGTGACGACCGATGACAATTCTCAGTAACGAGCAGCTGCTGGCTCATTTTCCTGAACTGGCTTCTTTGTCGCCGGACAAGCTGAGCTCCGTTGTCCTGAATGCAAACATCTATGTGCTGGGTCAGGTGAATCTTCCTGACCCGGTGCCAGACGAATTGCGATTGGCTACGGCCATGGTTGCGAAGGATATGGCGCAGGAAAAGCGTGTAACCAGTGTGAAGCAAGGGGACTATCAGGAGTCCATCACCTACGTCAACCACGACCCGAAGGTGGAGGGAATCCTGAACAAATACCGCAAGAACAGGGGGCAGAAGCTGTGGATGATCTGACCGATTACAAACGGCTTCTGTGCCACTCTTTTACCCTTTTGGATGTGCGGGGGGATGTGGACCCCTTCACCGGCGGGAAAGACCGCCCAGAATGGCTCCCTGTTGCCCAGAACGTGCCTTGCAGGGTGTCCGGCTCCCCTGGGCGCATACAGCAACTTACAGGTCGTCAGGCAACGTCTCAGGACTTCCTTCTGCATACCCTTCATGGCGGGATGAAAGCTGGCATGCGAATTCAACTTGAACAGCCTGAGTTTTCCGGGCTTGTCTATCAAGTTGGATTGCCTTATCCCGTTTACGGAGCAACCGGCCTGCATCATTACGAGGTTGTGATCAGCCTGATCGATACAGCAACGGGAGAGGAGCCTGAAATCTAATGGCTACCGTAAACAAAAAGGACTTGGAGCGACAGTATCGACGTCTGAAGAAGCAAAGCAAACGGGAAGTCGAAGCCGCAATGGATCGGGTAGCCAGAAAGGCAGGGTTTCAAGTTCTGAGGGGTGCGCAGGATCGTGCTCCCGTTCGGGACGGTGTCCTACGTGAATCGCTCATGATCGGGAATCCAGACAACATTTTCGACCTGATTCTTCGGGGAACGAAGGCGGAAATCACTGTCGGGACACATCTTGAATACGCCCGATACGTGGAGGAAGGCTTCACCCAGCGGAAGGGGCAATTCGTGCCCGGGCATTGGGATGACGAAAAATTCATCTACGACCCGAAAGCCTATGTGCAGTTTCTTTATGATCAGGCGGCAGGGAAGAACCCGAACATCTGGGATTACGGCATGATCTTAACGGGCAAACGCATTCCTGGCGTTCATTACTTGGCTCGATCGGAAGCCGAGGTTGAATCCATCATGGATGAACTGGTGAAAGAAGAGCTCGACGAGTTGGCAAGGAGGTTGTTCCCCGATGGCTGATGATGTACTTTCTATTCGGCACTGGCTGTATTCCTTGACCAACATCGGGGCAGAGGAACTTCCGAAGCCCAAGGACTTTACACGACCAACATGGTTTGTGGAAGAGCCTATGCGTGTTCCGGATCCAAGAAGGCCCGATGCTTACCGCGAAAGAGTCACGCTGAATGCGGTATTTCTGGCAAAGGACGTCGGCCAACGGAAGGATATTGTGCAACGAGTGAGGCAAGACCTTGCTGATCGACACTGGATTCTTCCGCTTTACGATACGGATCGCCAGCAGGTTGGTTACATCAGGGAGTGTCGGCTGACCTTTAGCAAACCAGACGGCCTCGATCAATCGTTGGAACTGAAATATCTGGTTTACATCCCATACACGCCTATCGAATACGACCCGCTGGAAGTGATTCATAACCGATATGATCCTACCTTGAAGAAAGGAGGGAAACCAAGTGGCACGTAGACCAGGAGCTGACCAAGACGGCGACCAACAAGCAGTAAAATACGCGAAGGAACAAATCATGAAGGTGGCAGAGCAGAAGTTCGGCTTGAATCGGACGGAAGCAATCGCTGCCTTTTTTGATGCCCCTAACGACATGACCGTCGAGGAGGCGGAAGAGTTTGTAAAGCAGTTCAAGGAAAGGACGGTGGAATAGATGTCTGGTAAATACCAACCGGGGGAAGAGAAGGTGCTTTCCGGTGCCTACTCTTTCCTCAAATCGTTTATTGAGGAGCAGACCACAGCCGGGTTGCGTGGAAAATTCGCGCTGCCGATCGTTGCTGATTGGGGTCCGATTGGAGAGTTTATCACGGTCCGCAATAAAACGGCCGCAGAGAAGAAATTCGGCCAGGTCGATGACTTTGACTTGGTGTGGGCGGCAGACCCGCAGCCAACTGAGGTGCTGCTTTATCGTGTCGCCGGAGAAAGCGCGAAGGTTGCAAGTGCTACGTTGAAAAACGGTGCGACCGACGTCTTGAAAATCGAGGCGAAGTATAAAGGCACGCTTGGCAACAGCCTGAAAGTTGTTGTTCAGCCGAACCTTTTGGACAATACCAAACGCGACTTGCTGGTTTATAAAGACGCTGAACTGGTTGACAGTCAGACAGGTGGAACAGTTGATGAGCTGGTCGCTGCGTATGCATTCAGCGATTATATCGTTTTGACCAAACTGGCGGATTCGCTGCCCGATTCAACCGCGGGGACGAATTTAACCGGTGGAGACAGTGGGAAGAGTGTGGAAGCCACCAAATATACCGCCTATCAAAACGCTCTGGCTACCCAAAAAGGGAAGTTTGGCGTGTTTACATTGGGGATTTCCGATGCGGCATTGAACGCAGCCGCTCAGGATTGGGCAGATCAGCAAAACGTGCTCGGAAATTACATCAAGTTTGTTTTTGGCGGAGACTCCACGCGTGATCAGGACAAAGCGGCGATCAAAAAGGCGTCCACTGATGCAAACAACATGGTTGTGGTGAATGTGGGCAGTGGCTTCAAGTGGAAGGGCAAAACCTACCCAAGCGCCAAAACAGCCGTGTTTATTGGCTCGCTTATGGCTGCCATGCCTCTAAACTACACGATGGCTCTCTACGTGACGAAGTTTGAAGCACTCACCAAAGAGTGGGACGAAACCGATCTGATTGAACTGGTACAGGCCGGCACGCTGATGCTCAACATGGACAATGGCAAGGTAATCATTCAAGAGCCGGTTAATACGCTCACAACTCCGGGACCCGATCAATCCAAGGACTTCGGGAAAATCCGCGTGGTCGATACCTTCCATTCGATAATGTATGCGGAAGAAGAGGCGGGCAAGGAGTGGGTACGCCAGCAGCCGAACAGCAACAGTCCGGCGCGCCGCGCGGCATTCTGCCAGATGATCAAGAAGGAAGTATTGCGACCTCTTGCAGCACTGGAGGTTATTGCAGCTGACTATGAATACATCGAAGACCCTGAGTATCACGGACCAGATCCGATTTACACGCCAGCACGAAACGCAGGGCACTTCATCGCTGGATTCCGTCATCAGGATGCGCTCGAGAAGATTTACACCTACAACAAAGCGAAATGAGGTGACTGATAATGTCAAAGGACGCACAAACCTACTCTGGCACCCACGGGCATTTCTACGACCAGAACGGTAACGAATTAACCGAATGCATTGGCTTTGAATTGACCGAGGAGTTTGATAAGGCCGAAAGCAAGCGAGCTGGCAAGCTGCGAAAGGGGCACCGTGTCGTTTCGTCATCCGTAAGCATGACAGCCACATTTGAACGGACATCCAACGTCCAGAAACTCATCATGGAGCTCGCCAAAAACCCTGAGGGGAAAGCGAACTTCATTGGTGAGCTTGATGACCCGATCGCCGGTAAATACCGCGTTGCGGTTATTGGATTCTCTCCCGACTCGTTGTCCATTGCCAAATGGAGTCACGGCGAGCTGGACGAGGATACATCGCTTGAAGGAACTGTGGACGATTACGATCCAATCGATTAATCCCAATAAGACAAGGAGGCATTTTACATGAGCGATTTTCTCACGATGGAAGAATTTCTGGGCATGAACACCCAGGTCGATGCAAAAGGGGAATGGGAGTGGAAACGGAAAGGCGTGAAGCTCCCTATCCGTGCCGTACCTGGTGACGTGTATTACAAAGCCCGCAAAGCAGCACTGAAGGTTTCCGTCACAGGTAAAAAGAGCAAGGCAGAGCGGAAGGTTGAATTCGATGATCTGCGCTTCAAGGCAGAGATCATCATCGCCGGCATCGATACCGATCGCACAAACTTCCGTATTGATTCGCCTCAGGTGCTGGCGAAGTATGGAAAGCTTGCTGCCTATGAAGTTGTTCCATGCATCTTCCCATCGCCCAAAGAACTGGATGACTTGTACGATGCGATCGCTGAAATCAGTGATTTTGCAGACGATGAAGAAGAGGAGGAAGAGGTAAAAAACTAATTAAGGAGAGCCCGGAACTGGCTCTCTATTCTTACATTTGGCAAGAAAAAAACCGCCTTCCTTCGGAAATTCTGAATCTCCCTGAACGGGAAAAGCAATTCGTCCTGGTTTCCACAGTCATGGAGATGGAACGCAAATCCGAGCAGGCAAAGAAAATGGAGCGGATGAAAAGCCGCAGGCGAAGAGGAAGGGGGAGATAGGCAATGGCTTTAACGACAACGCTTGCGTTTCAAGAGAAGATGTCCAAGCAGCTCTCCTCCCTTCTGAAGCACCTTGGTGATGTTTTGGACATTTTCGACGATGTTGAAGATGCAGCAACCGATGTGGAAAATGCGCTGTATAGCATCGATCACGCTGGAATAACCCAGCTGGATAATGCGATGGATGACGCCCATCGCCAAGCAACAAGGCTGGCCCGGGAAATAGCCGATGTAGATCACGAAGCGGATTCGGTCGATGATAAACATATTACTCGTTTGGAAAGAGCGCTTCGGGCTGCTTCCAAGGCCGGTGATGAGGCGGCAGAATCACTCGAGTATGTTGATAAAGCAGCCGGACACATGGAGGAAATTGGTGGCCTAATGGCGGCAGGAGGTGCTGTCGTGACAGCTGGACTATCCGCCGCTGCAGTTTCAGCCTACAACATGGTCCATTCCCTCGACATGCTGCAAGCTCGTGTTGGGGCTACGGATTCGCAAATGGTGTCAATGTCAGACTCCGTAAAGCAATTGTTCAGATCAGGTCTTGTAGAAGCACCACAAGAAGCCGCGGAGTCATTCGGGAGGTTTAGGCACCTCCTTGACGGCACGGACGACGAGATCCGGAAGGTTGCAGAGGGTGCGATCGCATTGGAGAAGGTTTCCCTGGGCGATCTTGATCAAGACAGTATCGGAAAAGCACTCGACATGATGCAAAGCCAATGGGGAATGGGGCCAGTCAAAGGACTTGATATGATTTCCGCCGCATACCAACGTGTCGGTGATAAAGCGGACGATTTGCTTGATACCATTTGGGAATACTCGCCGCAATTCAAAGAGGCCGGTATCAGCGCAGAGAAAATGATGGGGATGTTCGTGGCAGGTGCAGAGGCCGGCGCATTCAACTTTGACAAGTTGGGTGATGCTTTCAAGGAATCCTTTGGCATCCGCTTGAATAAGGCCCTTGACGCAAACGCTTTGGGAGCGCTTGAGGGAATATTCGGTAAGGATAAACTGTTCAGGATGCTTGATCAAATCAAGGCCGGGGGCAAAGAGGCAGAGCAAGCAATCATGGCAATTACAACTGGGATTGCATCGATTAAAGATGCGGAGGTGCAGGACGATGTCCTGTCCAAAGTTTTCGGCACCCAGTACGAGGATGTTGGCAGAAAAGCGATAACAGCAATGTTTGACGCTAAACCACTGGAGGATTTCGCCGGCAAGACCGAGTCAATTGTCAAACTGACCGCGAGTGAATGGCAGGCGATGTCCAATGAGATGCAGCTCTCTTTTGAACCGGTTGGGGAGAGCGTGCTTCAAGTTGTGAAGCCGATCGTTGGATTTTTGGCGAAAATTACAAAAGGAATCGGCGAATTCGCAAAAGAACATCCCTTTATCACGAAAGTCGCGGTGTCATTTCTGATGCTTGTAACTGCGGTAACTTTACTGATAGCCCCTTTAATATTATTGATGGGGATATACCCTACTTTGGTGGCCGGGTTCACGACTTTTACTGGAGTCATGAGTGGATTCGGATTGGCATCCCTAAGTGCATTATGGCCGATCCTTTTAGTGATTGCTGCGGTCATTGCATTGATTGCCGCTGGCTGGTGGCTTTACGAGAATTGGGACATGGTGAGTGCCTATCTAGTAGCCGCGTGGGAATGGGTAAAGAACGCCGGAATAGCAGTATGGGAAGGAATCTCAGCCTATCTCAATACCGTGATTGAATTCTGGAAAGGCATCTTTACAGCTTTCACTCAGTTCATTACTGGGGACTGGTCAGGGGCATGGGAGACGATCAAAAATACCTTCTTGAACGCATTTACCACTATCGATGGTTGGTTTGGCGGCTGGATCAGCGGTTTATTTGAGAGCGGACAGAAAATTATCACCACGATTGTCGATGGCATATTGTCCGTGAAGGATAAAGTAGCTGATGCAATTTCAAAAGTATTTGAATGGGCTGACCAGTTCCTCCCTCACTCAGACGCAGATTTGGGGCCGTTCTCCCGACTCACAGACAGTGGGATGGCGATACCGGAAACGATGGCTATCGGCGTTGAAGCTTCTGGCGATTCACTTGCTTCAGCAATGGAAAATTCATTCAGCAAGGTGCCAAGCTATACACCTTCCCTCGCCAATACAGGGGTAGCTCAGACAGCAGTTGGAGGGCAAGGTGCAGGTTCGACATACGTCGATTTCCGCCCAACTATCCAAGTTTCGTTACAAACCTCCAACATAAACAGTAAAGAGGATCTGGATGCTCTATCAGAGAAGATTGCGGATACTCTTGCCGAAAAGGTACAGCATGTATTGGCAGGAACTGGTGCGGTTGTGCTCGAGTAGAAGGGTTTTATTCCCATCAAGTAGAATAGTTTCTCCAGACACATTTGGAGGTGTTTTGCTTGGGTATTTTTGGGGGCAAAAAGGAAGCAGCAGATCAGGCCATAGACATGTTGATAACCACGATCGAAACCATTGACAAGCCTTTTGAGCCGCTCGGTCTGGTGACCGCAACGATCATCAAGGCTCATGATCCTAACCCCGAGGTAATTGCCAAGGAACTTGCAAAGAAAGCCAAAGAAATGGGCGCCGATGCAATTCTCGGATTCCGATATGACGTTAGGATAAACGCAATAAATTGGACTGATCAGGTTGGCTACGGCACCGCAGTAAAATTCAAATAATCAAGACGACGCTCTACGCATTGTAGGGCGTCTTTTCTATTGGGGGTAGGTGAGATGAAATCAAAACATCTTGAGTTCTGGTTGACCTGGAACAATAACGCTGAAAAAATTCGCTTGCCTGTCCTGCCGCCAAAGATATCTGTAAAGATTGGTCACTCCTATACGGACATTGAACTGGTAGCGATTGGGGAAGCCACTATCATCGGCGATCCGCAGTTGGACGAATATTCTTTCTCCACCGTCTGGCCGGAAACATACGACCCCGGGATATGTGACTATGATGGATTCCCTTCCCCCGAAGAGTTTATCGAAACGATCAAACGCTGGAAGAACTCAGGATATCCGATCCGCTTTACAGTTACCGGCAGCTCCATTAACACTCCGGCAACTATACGAGACTTTTCGCACGAGTGGGATGGATTTGACATAGAATTCAGCCTGACGTTGAAGGAGTACCGCTTTATTACGTTGGAAAGCACCAATGTGAACATTGCCTTCCAGACGGTGAACGGCGGGAAAATACGCCCCGATACTCGGTCAGCGAAGGTATCTTCCACAAAGGAAAAAGACAAAGAGAGCTTGGTCGACCAATATCTTTCCCGCGGGAAGCCAAAGCTGAAGAAGTGAGGTGTCCGCCATGCAGCCCAATTATCGATACGAGATTCGCATTCAAAAGCCTGGTAAAACGGCGCAACGGATTCCCTTCACCGAAGCTACATGGTCGGGCAGTCGGCAAGAAGCAAAGCGGACATTGGCGGTGAAAACAAACAGGGGACGGGATAAGTTTTGGCCAAAGATTGATGTTGAAGAAGGCGACCTAATCGAGTTGATATCCTATTTTACTGGCGCGCCTCGATCACTATTTGCCGGCATGATCGTTGATCTCGGAAAAACATCAAAAGGTGATATCAATCCCGTTGCGTATGATCTCGGCTTTTACCTGCTCAATAATGATGTGGTGGAGATCACAACAGGGGAAAGAGCCGATGTGCTGCTGACAAGGATGTTTCAGCAAGTGGGCATCCCAATCGGTCAAATCGGCCCCATGCCATATGTTGAGAAGCAGGTCATCCGGAAAAGCCTATGGGATGCGGTGGTGGACATCTTAAATCAGGTGTATCGCAGCAGCGGCATTCGATACTGGTGCTGGCTTGAGCAGGGGAAAGTATTCGTGGGAACCCAAAGGGGACAAACGAAGCAGTGGAAGATCGGTCAGGGCACCACCCTACTCGATGCAAGCCGCAAACGCTCGATCAGCGAAATGAGAACGGCGGTCAGGGTGGTAGGTAGCGACAACGAGCGCAGCGCGATTCTGTACGAGCAGGTTGATCAGACCAACGCCAAGCGATACGGCAAAATGGTCAAAGTAATCGAGGTCCAGGATGAGAAAAAGGGGACAGCAACCTCTCTTGCAAAACAGGAACTGAGCAACCTGAACAAGGTAAAAGACGAAGCCTCCGTCAGCTCGCTAGGCATCGATGATATCATTGCCGGTACAAAGATCGAGGTGTTTGAGGAAATCACGGAGCTGAACGGGATTTATACTGTTTGGGGAGATAGTCATACGATTCGTCCAGGCTATCATGAAATGAAGTTACAGCTGCAGATGGAGGTGAGCGGTGCGTGAACGGGTTTCAAAAACTTGCCCATGTGCTTGGAGGGCCGAATAAGTCAGATGCAAATTCAGTCCCGAAAGAAATGCGCCTTGAATTGGCTACCGTGCAGACCCCGCCCCCCAACCTGTCAATCCTTATCGATGGCATAAACAAACCATTCGGTAAGGATTTTCTTATGATCGCAGAGCACCTTACAAGGCATTCGCGGATCGTCACAATCATACATGAAGAGCAGAAAGAGCGTAATCTGGGGGACAAAATGGAAAAGGACCTTCTGGATACGGATGACGATTCGCCATCACCTGAGCTCACAAAATTCTCCTACAACTTTGTGGAGTTGAAGTTTGAGGATGTCCTCAAAAAAGGAGACAGGGTCCTTGTTGCTTCAGTCGGTTCGCGTTATTACATCATCGATAGGGTGGTGCGGCCATGA